GATCCGGACGCTTACGAAGATGCGTATGCCGATTGGGTTGAGCATCGGGCGGATCAGCGCGCGACCGAAAGGGCCACGAAACTTGCTGAGGAGCGGATCAAGGCGTTCCAGGAGCAGCAGACCAAGCAAACGACAGAGACGTCGCAACAGCGAGAGTTCGCGGAAGTGCAGTCGCGCTTCCAGGAGCGCCGCACGGCGTTCATGGCCGAGCACGCGGACTATCAGGATTTCGCGGAGCGTGATGATTTGGTCATTACGCTGCCGATGGCCGACGCCATCACCCGAGTAGAGCAGGGCCCGGCGATTGCCTACTACCTTGGCAAGAACCCGGACGAGGCAAAGCGGATAGCGGCCATTTCCAATCCGATGGTGCAGATTTACGAAATCGGGCTGCTGGCGGCGAAAGTATCGACGCCTCCGAGGCCGGAGGTAACGCGTGCGCCGCCGCCGCCGCAGAACCGCGTAGGGTCATCGGCCAATGCGGGCCCGAAAGATCCGAGCGAGATGACGACCGAGGAATATGCGCAGTATTGGGAATCGCGGCAATCGGGCAATCGGCGTATCCCGATGCTGAGCCAGAGAGCCAACTAGAAGCCATTCCCCACCGGAGGGACAAGTCCGGGCTTAATCGGTAGCCGCCATCCGTAAGGCGGCCGCACTGCCCAGCGTCATTGGGCACGCGGACCACCAGCGCAAGCGTGGGCTCAATCGGGATCGCTCTCCGTAAAGGCGAAAAGGCCGTACCGCAGGGTTTTACTGCGGCACCCCCATGTTTGTCGCAGGAGAGGCGCATGCCATCCAATACATTACTCACGCCCTCGCTGATCACCAATGATACGTTGATGATTCTCGTCAACAATCTGGTGATGGCGGGGAAGGTCAATCGGCAATTCGAAAACCAGTTTGTCAAGATCGGCACTACCCTTACGGTGAGGAAGCCGAACCGCTTTCTCGTTACGTCCGGCCCTGGGTTGCAGATCCAGAACATCACCGAGCCGTCGACCAGCATCACGATCAATTCCCAGCAGCACATCGACTTTCTGTTTTCTTCGGTCGACCTCACGCTGGTCATCGAGGAATTCAGTGAGCGCTACCTAAAGCCGGCTGCGGAAAAGCTCGCCAACAAGGTCGACATGGATGTTATGGCCAATTACAGCCAGGTATCCAACATTGTCGGCACGCCGGGCTCGACGCCGAACAGCTTCCAGTCGCTTGCGGCGGTCGGGCAGCGGATGGACGAGGGCGCGGTGCCGCAGGACGGGCGGACGCTTGTCCTCAACGCGGCCGCGACGTGGGGCGTCGCTGGGGCGCTGATCAACACCTACGTTCGGTCGGTAGCCGAGCCGGCCTACAAGGGTTACCTGGCGGCGATTGCCAACATGGAGATCTATCTCGACCAGAATGTGCAGCGGCAGACCGTTGGGGCGATCGGCACGACGTTCGGGGCATCGGGGCCGCGCACCACCACGGCTGGCCAGACGGGCTCGAACATCAACGTCGACCAGATGCCGTCGAGCGTCACAAACGCTCTCTTGGCGGGCGACGTCATAACCTTCCAGGGCGTGAACGGGGTCAACCCGGAGAGCCTTCAGGACACGGGGGCGCTGAAGAACTTTGTCGTCACGGCGAACGTCACGTCGACCGGCACGACGGCAACGATCCCGATTTCTCCGGCCATCGTGTCGAGCGGCGCATTCCAGAACGTTACGGCGGCCCCGATCGCGCACGCTCAACTCGCGGTACTGGACGGCACGCAGAACATCTCCTACCCACAGAACTTGGCATTCGTTCGGGATGCGTTCGGGCTCGTTACGGTGCCGATGGAATTGCCGGACGGGGTCGATTTCAAGGCCCGCGAGCAGTTCAAGAACATCTCCATGCGGATCATTCGCCAGTACGACATCAACAACGACTGGACGCCATGCCGTATGGATGTCCTCTATGGAACGGCGACGTTCTATGAAGAACTGGCCGTAAGGCTTAGCGGCTGATGCTAGTCGACGTTAACGGCGCCCCGCTAAAGTCTTCGGTCAAGATGGCTTACGGCACGGGCAATCCCGTCGGTGCGCCTGATTTCAAGCCATTGAATCCTTGGGGCCGCCCGATGCCAAAGCGGGAGCGGCCACCGCCGCCGCCATTGCATCAGGTAGTGGTAAAGGAGAATGCGTCAGGCGTGTTAACGCCGGTGAGCCCAAGGATGCCGAAGGAGCATTGCGAGGCGTTCTGTGAGGCGATCAGTTTGCAGATCGTGGCTGGTGCCGAGAAGCGCTGGTCGGATCCGCATGTCGTAAAGGTGTAGGAGGGGCAGAATGGCAATTACGGCGACGACTGCGCAAGCGATTCCGCTTGACGTATCCACCAAGCAGCTGAGCGACCAAGGGTCGGCAGGAACGATCCTAGGGGCCAGCGTTACCGACAAGATCGGGTTTTACGGGCTGATGACCGGGGTTGCGCAGCGGACGACCGGCAACAACACGGCGCTGACGGCAACCCCGACGACGACCGTGCAATTGGCGGTGCTGACGGAGATCCAAGCGACGCTGGTTGCGCTGGGGCTCATGCCGTCGACATGATTGAACGATGCGATCCGGTAAGCCATCTTTACATTGCCGTTCCGGCATTGACGGGGCAGATCTGGTGCCCGACTGCCCAATCATTGCTGGGCGCCGTCATGGTGGCTCAGGGGTTTCTAAAGATTGAGGTATCTGCGGGCTTTGAGTCGGGCAATCCGTATCTCGATCATGCTCGGAATAATCTGGTCACCCGGTTCCTGGCGTCCGATGCGACCGATCTGCTGTTTGTGGATTGGGATGTGGGGTTTGAGCCTCGGGCAGTGGCGCAGATCTGCCGGGCGACGCGGCCGTTTGTGGCGGGTCTCTACCCGAAGAAACAGGATGGCCCTACGGAGTGGCCGGCTGATTTCGCGGTAAGCGAGTGCGAGCTGGACGCGGAGGGGCTGGTCGAGGCCCGCATGGTGCCGACCGGCTTTTTGCGGTTGAACCGTGCGGTGTTCGATCTGATGCCCCACAGGGAATATGAGTTTGCCGGCCGCAAGAGCCTGGGATACTTCGAGTCGCTGGTGGGCCGGGGCGGCAATGGCGAGGATGTGGAGTTTTGCGCGCAGTGGCGCGCCCTTGGCGGCAAGATCCACATCATCCCGAACCTGACGTTTGAGCACGTTGGGGCGAAGACATGGAAGGCCAATTGGGCTGAATCTCATCAGAGGCCGTCGTGAGTAATTTTCCTGTTTGGATGCACCACCCGAACCACAAGCCGGCAGCGGTGAAAGATACCGATGCGGGGCGGATCGAGGATGGTGGGTATCGGCCGCCGCGGTCGGCGGTATTTCCGCCAGTCCAAGTGCATAACGAGCGCGACGAGGAATACTACATCTCGCGCGGATACATCTCGGAGCGGCGCGACCCGGCTGCGTTCAATCGGCTTGGCGTAACGTCTCCGGCGATGCCGGCGACGACGGAGTTTCCGAAATACGCAGCCGACGGGTCGGTGATCGCCGATCCCAAAGCGTTGCCGCCACCGGACGATATGTATCCCCGATGGGTTGGCGATGAGATTGCCTGCAATGAGGCTGAGGAGCGAGAGGTCTGCGCGCGGACGGGCATTCCGTTCGAGGGGCGGACACAAAAAACGACTGCCGCGTCTGTCATGCCGCCTCCTGCGGTGGCGCGGGACGAGTGGGAAGAGTTCGTGGCATGGAAGGCCATGAAGGCTCAGCCCGTAGCGCCAAAGGCGCCCAAAAGGCGGCGGAACCTTACTGGCGAGCAGCGCAAGGCATTGGGCGAGCGGTTACGGGCCGGCAAAGAACGGGCGAAACTAGTGCGGGTCGGAGGTGTGTGATGGCTGATCAGACGGAAGTAATGCAGCAAGCCTTGGATATGCTGGAGGCAAAGAGGTACGCCGAAGCGGAGTCGCTGTTGCGCAATGCCGTTCATGGCGCGGTCGAGGGCGACGATTACCCGCGATGGATAACCCATCCGGTAAACCAGTCGCATCAGGAAGTCGCTCGGGACGCCGAGCACGAGAAAGAGCTTATGGCCCAATGGAGGCGTGACGGTGGCAAAGAGCAAGACGGAAAAGGTGATGCACGAGTTCAAGCAAGGGAAACTGCATTCAGGATCGAAGAAGGGTCCGAAAGTAAAAAGCCGTAAGCAGGCCATCGCTATCGCGCTGTCGGAAGCCGGGAAAAGCAAAAAGAAGTGATGCGCATGATCCGGGCAGCCGCCCTCGTGGCGGTTTTTTTATTGCCTGCGGCGGCTTGGGCGGGCGATACCAGTTACACGGTCATGACGCAACAGCAGTTGTTGCAGGCGTTTCAGACATGCAGTGACCAAGGGCGCCCGGAAGGATGCCTTACGGCTGGCGCCATGCGCAACATTATCGGCTCGATTCCGTCATTGGCCAGCACTGCGCCCAGCTTGGCGATCGGCGGGGCGCTTTCCGGATACACGATCCTCGGTACACAAGGAACGCTGAGCGGCACGCCTGTTCCTACGGCCGTCGATCCCCTGACGGCGCCGTTTGGCATGATAGCGGTAACTGACGATACGGCAACGGAGGCGTGCGGCGTTAGCGGGTGCGTCGGCTTGACGGCGTTGTCGCTGTATCACCAATTTGGTGGCGCTACGGCCGGCGAGGGCGGGCGGATCGGGTTGTGGGCCAATCTGCAACAGGTTGGGCCGGTGGCCAAGGGCACCGGGCTCAACCACTTCCACACCGGGATTTTTTCCAACGTCTACGCGAACTACAGCGACGGCGGCGACTCCATGAACGGGATCGGCCAAACCTACGGCCTGTCTGCGCAAGTCGCCAATGGGCCGGGCGCCGCGTATCACTATGGGATCGCGGGCGGCGAGATTGACATTCAACTGGCCAACAACACCACCTACGTCAAGGAAGGGTGGGGCGTTGGCGTGGTGCCGCTGCAAGGCGGCGATCTTTATCAAGGCAATGGCTATTCGGCTGGCTACGGGTTGTGGGCTGGCGGGCTGTGCGGCTCGGGAGCGTTGGCTGGCGGTAGCGGATGCGCCGGGTTTATGACGGGTCTGTCGTTTGGCCGCGTCGATACCTACTGGCCGATCGCTGATGCCGGCACGGTCATTGGGGTAAATACCGGAGTGGGCGATCCGGCTAAGGTCAAGGCGGCGCATGGGCTCGATCTATCGGCCGTGACGTTCAGCCAAGACAGCCTCAAGGTTCCGGGCTTTACGGTTGATCAGGTCGGCACGCCTAAGATCACGCAGAATTTTGCGCAAATCGTAATGCGCGATCCCAATGTCGCGGTCAACACCGGCGGTTTGGCGAGGCTCGAGAGTGTTGGCGATGGGTCATTTGCGTGGGAAGTCAACACCGCAGCGGCCGGGGATTTTACGACCACTATGGTTCCGCTGCGGCTGTGGGCTAATGGTGGCGTCATGCTGCACCAGTTGGCGTTCGGAAGCCTGCCGACGTGCGACTCGACGACCAAATATGATTCATTCGCGGTATCGGATTTGTCGGCGGCCCCGACGTATCGGCAGACCGGATTGGCGGGCGGCGGAACGGTTGCGGGATTGGTGTTCTGCAACGGAACGGCGTGGGAAGCCCATTAGGTGAGCGGCGACTGGTCGAGAGACTTTTCGGGCGACTTTGGCCCCGCGCAATTCAATCTCGGGCTCATCCGGGCGATCGACATCATTCAGGACGCTCTTGAGAAGCTGGGCAAGTACGCGGCGGGCCAGCTTGTCTCGTCGGCGGATCTGGCTCGGGGCTTGATTGTCCTCAATGACATGATGGCGTCGTGGATCAACGAGTCGCTGATCACCTACGCGATCCTGGAGCAGCACGCGGTACTTACGGCGTTCAAGGGGCAGTACACGATCGGGCCCGGCGGGGATCTCGATATGGTGAGGCCGCTGCGCGTCATTCCCGGACCGGGCGCGGCATACTTGGTAGACAGCAACAACAACCGTTACCCGGTAGAGGTGGTGCCGCGGGACACCTGGAACCAGATCTGGAATCTGGTATCGACGACATCCAATCTGCCGAATGTGATGTTTTACGACCCGCAATTGCCGCTCGGGATCATCAACCTTTACCCGCTCTATAACGGCGACCTGCCGGTTACGCTGTATTGGGACAGCTACATTCAGGATATGAGCTTTCTTGACGCCGAACAACAAGTATATTTCCCGCTAGGTTATGTAAAAGCCATCAAGGATAACTTGGCGGTTGATCTGTTTCCTTACTTCAAGGGCGACGGCGAGACCTTGGACCCGGTTTTGGAGCGCTCGGCCCGCATGTCCAAGATGGTCGTGAAACGCACCAACCTACGGCAGAACTATGCGCTATACGACCCCGAACTGTCGCGCAATCAGGGCCGGCCGTACAATATCTATTCCGACACGTACCGATGAGATCGCCGATATTTGGCGGATACTCGACGGCTCCGGCAAGAAATCTAGCCTACAACCGCTGCATCAATCTATATGCGGAGGTGGTGGACACCAAGGACGGCAAGGCCATTGGCGGGCTGTTCGGGACGCCGGGGCTGACGCTGTGGAAAACGGTAGACGAGGGTCCGATCCGGGGGATTTGGCAGCTTTCCAGCCAAGTCAACAGTAACGAAATTTATGTCGTAAGCAACATCAATCTTTACAAAGTAAACGATGGGGCGACGACGCTCATCCCGGTAGCGGCCCCGTATACGTCGGAAGGAATTGCTGGGTTTGGTCCGGTCGAGATTATCGATAACGGCACACAACTGGCGATCTTTACGCCGGGCATCGGGGCCGCCGCTTATCTCTTCGACACGGCCATGTCGGCGAATGTGCAGAAATTGGCGTTGCCGTTCGTGCCTTCGGGGGCGGCGACGTATCAGGACGGGTTCGGGCTCGCGGCGCAACAGGCGTCATTCGAGTTCTTTCAGTCGGATTTGAATAATCTGGGCAATTGGAACGCGCTGAACTTCGCCTCAGCCGACAGCCTGCCGGACCACATCGTAGCGCTGGCGCAGATCCATCGCGAGATTTTCGTGATCAAGCAGACCCATACGGAGGTGTGGGTCAACGCGGGGCTGGCGGGGTTTGCGTTTCAGCGGCTTCCGAACGTGTATATCGAGTCCGGCTGCGTGGCACCGGCGAGCGTCGCCATTGTGGCCGAAACTCTGGTGTGGCTGGCGCGCAACCGGGAAGGCCAGCCGGTCGTAATGCAGATCTCCGGTTATCAGCCGGCGATCATCTCGACCTTTTCGATGGCCGAGGAGATCAGCAAGTACAGCACCGTAACGGATGCGACGGCGTTCGCGTTCATGCAGGGCGGGCACATTTATTACCAGATCAACTTCCCGTCCGGGGACATGAGCTGGGTTTACGATCACTCCGTAAGCCGGATGTTGGGCTATCCGGTATGGCATCAGCGGCTGGCGTTTGACGGCGGGATGTTCTCGCGCCATTGGGCGGACAATGCGTGGCCGCTGGTCGACGGCCGGATCGTCGTCGGCGATTATCGGGCTCACAACGGCAACCTCTATTTTCTGGACCCGAACAACCTTACGGATAACGGGCAAATCATCAAGCGGTTGCGGACATGGCGAGCACTACCGCAGCCGACCGACAGCCCGACGCGCTTCTCTTCGCTGCGGATCGACATGGAGACCGGCATCAACGTCCCGGACGGAACGAGCCCGTTGGGGGTGATGCGCTGGTCGGATGATGGCGGCTATACGTGGTCGACCGAGCGGATGGTATCGCTGGGCGCTCCTGGGGAGACGTCGTGGCAGGTAATGTATCGGCGCTTGGGGTCGACGCGGCGCCTCACGGGGCTTGACCGGATATTCGAGTTCTCGGTTACGGATCAATGCCCGGTCAACATCATCGGCGCTGAATTGCGATGAGCACGCCGAACTCGCACGAGCCGCTGGCGGACAGTGCGGGGATCGTAACGCTCTCGTGGGCGCGCTTCTTTGAGCAGTATGGGAATGATGCGCTGCCGGTGCCGCGTGATCCGATTGCGCAGCGCAAGATGGTGACGCGATCGTGGAACCGGTTTTTGGTGCTGATTGCGACGAGCCCGGTGCCGCAAGTCACGCAACCGATTGTCGATAACCAAGGGTATCCGACATGGCCGTGGTATCGGTTCTTCGAGGCCCTGCCGTGATGGCGGCTCGTCAGCCTTACGGCGTAGAGATCAACACGGCTGACGGGGTTTTCATCAAGCAGATGGTGATCCCGGATCATGGGACGATCGTGCCGCAGCACAGCCATCAGTGGGACCACACCAGCATGGTGGCGAGCGGATCGGTGGCGGTGTGGAAAGGCCGGGAATTCCTTGGGATCTTCGAGGCGCCGACCGGGATTTTCATTAAGGCTGGGATCAAGCACACGTTTCAGTCCCTGGAGGACAACACGATCATCTACTGCATTCACAACCTGCATGGCGAGCAAGCCGTGAGGGTGTTGGAAGAGCACGATTTGTTAGAGGAGGTCTCGTAAGTGCCGTGGGGTGCCGCCCTATCGGGGCTCGGCTCGGCCATAGGGGGGATTTTTGGCGGAAGCGCCGCATCGTCGGCCGCGCAGTCGCAGGCGGACGCCGCCAAGCAGGCCATCGCCCTACAGCAGCAGATTTATGGACAGACTTCCGGCAACCTCGCCCCGTTCCTCCAGGCGGGCACGATGTCGCTGGGCAATCTGGCGAGCTTGTTGGGAATTGGGGGCAGCCAGGGCGGGGATCTTTCCCAGCTGCTGTCGCAGAGCCCGCAAGCGGCTGCCGGCGTTGGGGCGCCAAGTCAGGCGCCGACATTGGGCGGCGTTTCGGGAGGGTTTCCGACATACCAAGGAGTCTATCCCGGCGGGGTTGCGCAGCAGCTCGGGATGCAGATTCCGAACTACAACATGCCGGAATTTACTGCGGCGCAATACCAGCAGTCGCCGGGATATCAGTTTGAGCTACAGCAGGGCCTTGGAGCAATCCAGAATGCGGCGGTTCCGGGCCAGGGATCGATCTCCGGCAATACCCTCAAGGCATTGCAGACTTACGGCACGGGACTTGCCAATCAGGATTTTCAGCAAGCCTATAACAACTATACGCAGAACTATCAAAACCAGTACAACGCGAATAACAACCAATTCTGGAATCTTTACAATTCAGCGGCCAATCAGTCGAACAACGCCTATAATGCCGCCGTTCAGGGCGCGACGCTTCCGTTCAACGCGGCGCTCCAAACCTACGGGGCCAACAATCAGAACTATTGGAACCAGATCAACAACGCTTCCAACTATCAGAACCAGCTATACTCTAGGTTGTTCGGTCTCGCCGGAACAGGCCAGAATGCTGCGGTGCAGCAGGGCGGATTTGGCCAGAACTACGCGTCCAACACGGGGAATCTTCTGACCCAGCTCGGGAATGCCGGGGCATCTGGAACCGTAGGCTCGACCAATGCCTTGCTGGGCGGATTGCAGGGAGTGATGAATTCGCTCGTGAGTCCGACCAGCATTGGCGGCGGCGGCAACAACATTCTTGCGGGACTTTTCGGCGGTGGCGGCGGGACGAGTTCGCTTGCCAATAACGCGCAGCTCGCGGCGTTGCTAAACTCCGCTCCGAACACGTACTAGATGCCGATTGATCCGAACATCGCACTACAGGCGGGTCAAAACCTGCCGCAATTCGGCGTCGACCCACAAAAGCTGCTGACCATGTATGCGCTTGCCCAACGGATGCAATTGCAGCAACAGCAGCAGGTCGGACAGAACGCGCTACGGGCGTTGTACGGCAACCCCGGCAACCTCGATCAGCAGGGGCAGCCGACGCCGCAAGCGCTGAATTCGCTAATGCGAATCTCTCCGGAGACGGGTCTAAATCTGCAACATGACCTTGCGCTAAACCAGCAAGAGCAGATGCGGACGGCGCAGACGGCGCAGAAGATCAGCGACGACAACCGGCAGTGGGTCAACAAGGAAGTAAGGGACCCGGCGCTTGCGGTTTACGAGCAGACCCTACAGCAGACGGGCGATCGTAACGCCGCGCAGATGGCGGGACAGCGGACCTATTCCGAGAACCTGGATCGCGTGAAGTCGTCAGGGCGCTTGTCGTCATTCGAGGCGCGCCAGCTGTTGCCGAACTTCGATTATACCCGGTCAATGGCGGCGTCGATCGGGTTCAAGAACCTTCAGGACGAGCAGCGCAAGCAGCGAACCGAAGGGCGAGAGGAGCAGAGGCTTACCGAGGACACTCAGCACCATCGGGCTCTCGAAGAGCAGGGGCGATGGATAGTCAAGGACGATCCACAAACCGCCGCCCCGTATATGGTCAACACCAAGACGGGCGAGACCAAGCCGGTAGCGCCGCCAAGCGGGTCGGCGCAAACCAGTCAGGCAGATCCCAGCCTGATGGGCGAGGACTTCTTAAAGACCATGCCGGGGGATCGGGCCAACCTGATCAAAGGCATTGCCGATGGGCGGGTGCCGTGGCCTCCGGGTCAAGCGTATCGCTCGCCTGCTGGCCAGGTATTGATGCGCCAGGTCATGCAATATGATCCGAGCTTTAGCGCGACAGACTACAACCGACGATTTGCGGTGCAGCGAGCCTTCACGACAGGACCGGAGGCACGCAACGTTACGTCATTCAATACGGCCCTGGGGCATCTGGCGAACCTTCGGCAGTCTGCCGATGGTCTCTTGGACTCCGAATTGCTCGGCGGGAAGTTCAAGCCGCTCAACTGGCTGCAGCAGACGGGACAATCGTTGGTTGGGCAGGATGCGCGGATCAAGCAATTCGCGCTGGACGCGCAAGCCTTGGCGTCGGAGATGGAGCGGTCATTCCGGGGCACGGGCGGGAACGTAACGGAGATCGAGTCTCTCAAAGAGAAGATGAATTCGATCGACACGCCGGGCACGATGAAGGCGGTCATCAAGGAAGCCAGCAATTTGCTGGCCTCACGTATCGAGGCGATCAACGAAACCTACCGAAGAGGGATGGGCCCGCGCCACGATATCGGCGAGCTGCTGACGCCGCGATCACGATCGGTCTATGAGGCCATTCAGGAAGGCAAGACGCCACCAAAGCATGAATTGCCGGGCGCATCTGGAGCATCGGAGTCCAAAGCGGAAATGCCGAAGCCCGGAGCCGATGGGATCTTTGCGCCGTCATCGGAGCAGGAATTCAATTCGCTCCCATCGGGCGCGGCGTTCCGCAAGCCGGGCGATCCGCCTGACAAGGTAAGGGTCAAGCCCTAATGGCATGGGGGGACGACGCGCCGTTGGTGCCGCTACAGGATTACATGAAGCCGCGCATGATGCCGCCCGACGCGCCTCCGGGGGCCGGTGGCGGGCCGCTGACGCAACCGCACGTCACTGTGTACCCGGAGCCCAGGCAGGCGGCACCAACTCAGGCGTATCCGGAACCGCCCGCGATTGTCGAGCAGACCGAAAGTGACGGTCGAAACATCCCGAACTACCGCTACGATCCGCGGCACACCGCAAGCGGCTTCTGGCAGGTAACGGATACCAACTGGAAACACTACGCTCCTGGATTGGGGATCGACGTAGGCAAATATCCGACCGCGATGTCGGCGCCGCGCAACCTACAATCGCAGGTTGCCGGCAAGATGTATGCCGAGCAAGGATTTAAGCCGTGGGCACCATACAATCCAAATCTCGCCAAGGCGCCCGGATGGAAAGGCGAAATGGCCCAGCCGGAGAAGCAAGGTTGGGATGCGGCACCGACCGTATCGTCCGGCAAGTGGAAAGTGGCGCCGGAGGCTATCGCGACGGAGCAAGACAGGCCGGACACGTCGGTTCGCTGGATGCGGCCGGATGATTATCTGGCGATGACGCCGGAGATCGATACGTCGGCGCCGTCGACACAGCGCAAGGCACTCAATCGGTCCCTCGAGGCGGGCGAGGATCTCAAGGAGATCCCGGTTCTGGATGTCCGGCAGCAAGGCAATGCTCTACAGGTTTACGATCAAGACGGCCGCAATCGCGCCGTGGCGGCGAAGGAGGCGGGCGTTGACCTGATCCCGGTGGCGATCCGAGGTGTAAAGCAGGGCCAGGACATCGAAAACATCCAAGGGATGCGCGGCGAGTCGTTTCCGTTTGTCTTTCCGAATGTCGAACGTCAGGTCAAAGAAGCCTCTCCGCTGGAGAAGTTCACTTCGGGCGTCCGCAGCACCTTAGTTGAAGGCCCGACGCAGCTTGCCGAGCATCTGTTGCCGGCCGGGGTATCGCGAGCCATCAACGCATTGAACAACTGGCTAGCGGACCAAGGCGCCCCGTTGGGTCGAGTCCCGGAAGGCGGGATCGACGAGTACGAACGGCGCCGGCAAACCGAGCTGGAAAAGAACAAAACTGCGGGTTCGTGGCCGAATACGTTCGGCGAAATCGCGGGCGCAACGATACCGCTGGCGGCGATCGGAGTGGGCGGCGCCGCGACACTCCCGGCGGCGTTGGCAAGAGGCGCCCTAGAAGGTGCCGCCGGGGCGATTAGCGAGCCCGTGACGAGCGGGGACGGCTTTTGGTGGGACAAGGGTGGCCAGGCCCTCGGAGGGGCCGCTACGGGCGCCGGTGTGGGCGCCGCGGGACGCGCGGTCGGCCAGGCCATCATGCCAACGTTTCGCCCGGCTGCGCAGAAGCTGATCGATGAGGGCGTAAGACTCACACCGGGACAGATGGCGGGCGGCGTCGGCAGGCGTGTCGAGGACGCGCTGGGATCGGTGGCGTTTTTGGGCAGTGCGGTGCGCGGCGGGTGGAGGAGAGCGATCGAGGACTTCAATCGAGCCGCATGGGATCGGGTGCTTGCGCCGTTGGGGATGAAATTGCCGAAAGGCATGATGGGGCGTCAAGCGGCAGAGTATGTCGAGGATGTGCTTGACAGCGGGTATAATCGGGTGATTCCGAACCTGAAGGGGCAGGCCGACATGCCGTTCCTTCGGTCATTGCAAGGAACGCTAGCGGACGCGCGCGCTCATTTGCCGGATGCGCAATTTTCGCAATTCGTGCGGATCGTCAAGTCGCAGCTTTTGCAAAAAGTATCGGCTCCTGCGGACGGCGCGGCCCTGAAGGGGATCGACTCGTCGCTCAAATCCTACGCCAGAGGCTACAAGGGCGATCCGTCGTTCGACAATCGGCAGCTCGGGCATTTCATCCAGGATCTTCAAACCTCGTTCCGCTCGGCATTGGAGCGGCAGAACCCGAGGTTTTCGCCGGAATTGAAGAGGCTGGATGACGCCTGGGCGAGGTTCGTCAGGGTCGACCGCGCGGCGTCGTCGCTTGGCTCAAAGGATGGTGTCTTTATGCCGGCACAATTGAGCAATGCCGTAAGGGCAGAGGACGCCAGCCTGAAGAAGCGGTCCTACGGCAAGGGCAAGGCGCTGTTACAGGATCTATCGGATGCGGCGGCGGATGTGTTGCCGTCGCGAGTGCCGGACAGCGGCACGCCGGAGCGTATTGCGACGATGATGGCGTTGGGAGGTCTAGGTCACCTGGAGCCGCATACGCTGGCGGGGTCGGTGGCGGTGGCGGTTCCCTACACGGCGTTAGGGATGAATGCGCTGCGATCCTGGGCAACAGCGATGCCAAAGACGCGCAACGTCCTGGCCCAGATACCACGCCAAGGAGCGCCCTGGCTCGCGCCCGGAAGCCCATACCTTATGCAGCAGGGCATGCCCACCGCGCAACAGGGCCAACAATAAGGTGGTGCCGCCACCGACTACGGCTGAGTGAGAGATATCCATCTCTACAGTTTGCTCGTCATTTATGAAGAATCTCTTAAAAGGCAGACAAAATGTCGGGATCGGAGAGCCGGTTGAACAGGTGCGGCCCGAACGATTTTTTCGACATCCACGCCAATAACGACCCCGATCCGCCCAATGAGGATGACGAAGTGATCGAGCCATACGATTACACGGGCGATTATGGGCTGGATGAGAACGAGGAAGCGGACGACGACGAAGAATGAACGTATTGGTCGTGGACTCCGAAGCGATGGGGCTCGATTTCTGCATTCGGTGCGCGGCGCACGGTCATGACGTCAGGTGGTATCGCTACTCGACAAAGCCGGCCAGAGACGGCGAAGGGTTTGAAGGCTTCAAGATCGTTCAAGACTGGCGCCCGCATATGCAGTGGGCGCGTGACGGGCTGATCTTCACGACCGGCAATTGGCGCTTTATCCATGAGCTTGATCGGTATCGCGACTATGGGTTCAAGGTGTTTGGCCCAAGCGTCAAGTCGGCAATGCTGGAAATCGATCGCGGCGCCGGGATGGACGCGTTGCAGTCGGTGGGCATCGAGGTTCCGCCCTATCAGGAATTTGATGGGCTGCAATCGGCGCTGAAGTTTGCGAGGAAGTCGGATCGAGCCTGGGTATTCAAGCCGCTGGGCGACGAGACCGACAAGGCTCTTACCTACGTCTCGCGTGATCCGGCTGATTTGGTGGGCTGGCTGGAGCGCCAGATAGGGCGAGGCAAGCAGCTCAACCGCTGCATGCTGCAGGAAAAGATCGACATGCTGTGCGAGCTTGGTGTTTCGGGATGGATGGGGCCGGATGGGTTTCTGCCAGAACGATGGCAGGTCTGCGTCGAGCACAAGAAACTGATGGATGGGGAGATCGGGCCCGCCACTGGCGAGCAAGGAACGGTGTGCCAGTATGTCGAGGTCGATAAGCTGGCGGAAGAAATGCTGGTTCCGATGGAGCCGATTTTGCGATCCCTTGGGCATCGGGGAGATTTTGCAATCGGCGCTGGAATCGACAAGTCGGGACGTGCTTGGCCATTTGAGTTTACCGCCCGAGCCGGCTGGCCGGCGTTTTTCATCCAAACCGCCTCGCATCGCGGCGATTCGGCAAAATGGATGCGAGACCTGCTAGACGGCAAGGACTCGTTGCGCGTGTCCTACGATGTGGCCATTGGGGTAGTGCTGTCGCAGCCGCGCTATCCGTATCAGAGCTCGCCGGCCGATTTGATCGAGGGCAACCCGATAGCTGGGCTAGACGAGGTGTACGAAAATGTTCATTGCGTTTCGGTAATGCGCGGCAAGGGTCCGAAGATGGGCAAGGGCGGCATAGAGGACGCAAAGGTTTACCAGACATCGGGAGAGTATGTGTTGGTCGCGACGGCGCTTGGGAAAACGGTCGAGCGGGCCAGAGATAAGGTCTACCGCACGGTCGACCAGATCCACTTCCCTGACATGATGTATCGCACTGATATCGGAGAGAAAGTTCAGAAGGTGTTGCCGCAGCTGCATCGTCATGGGTATCTGAAGGACATGACCGCATGAGGCGACTCCTCAGTCTGCTCATGGGCGCCTTCGTGGCGCCTTTTCTTTTTGTGGCGCAAGCTGACGCGCAGGCGCTGATCTCCTCTGACCCGATACTGCATTTCTCCGATAACAATGGGCAACCGCTGGTCGGCGGCAAGCTCTTTACCTATCAGGCCGGCACGACCACGAAGCTGGCGACCTATACGGGCGTATCGGGCGTAACGGCCAATCCGAACCCCATAATCCTGAACGCGCGCGGCGAGGCGCAAGTCTGGCTGTCACAGCAAGCCTACAAGTTCGTCTTGGCGCCGGCCAACGATACCGACCCGCCCCAGAGCCCCTATTGGGTAGTGGACAACATCAAAGGCTCAGGCACGGGCGGTGGCAACGGGCCTCCGGTCGTGGGGCCGACTAGTTCGGTCGTCAATGATTTTGCTTTGTTCAATTCGGTCCTTGGCACGCCGATTGCCGATGCCGGGTTTGGTCCGTCGAATATAATCATAACGGGCGGCTCGATCTCCGGTTTGACCAGTTTAGGTGCCACGAGCGCCACCGTCGGGTCGGCTACGATCACGACGCTTACGTCCTCGGGGAACGACACGCTGGGGACGACAAGCGCGTTGTCGTTGAACGTTATCGGTGCGCTGTTGGCGGGCTCAGCCTCGCTTGGCGCCACGACGACGGGGACGCTGATGCCGGCCGGTCACATCGTCTCGTCCGGGGCGACGCCAACGGTAGGGTCAGGGGCGGGCGATTGCGGCACATCTCCGGTGATTTCGGGCAATGATACGACGGGCCGCATTACTGTAGGGACATCTCCCAACGGCGGCAAATGCACCGTAACGTTTGGGGCAAGCTATACGGGCAATGCTCCGGTGTGCTCGGTATGGAATGAGACATCGGAGTCTAGGCTGGTGTCGCCGATCAACACCAGCACGTCGTTATTCGCCATTACGGCACAGTCGACCCTAGCGACCGGCGACAAGCTGTCCTATCACTGCGTAGGATTTCAATGATGAAATGGCTGATCGTAGCGCTGCTCTGTCTCTGGGCGAGCGGGGCGGGCGCGCAAAATCCCGTGCCGCCGATACTGTATCCGTGCAACGGAACGGCCGGAACGTCGGCCTCTCAGGTATCGTTCCCGGCGGTCGGATATACGGGGTCGACTCCACCGTCGTACCCGACCAGCTATTTCCTAATCCAGAACGTATCGGCGAACGACATCTGGTTCAACCCGTTGCCCGGAGGAACGGCGACTCAAGCGGCTCCATCCTACCATTTGGTGCAAACGGCCGGATACGTGTTCTCGGCTACGGACCCGGTGCCGTCTGCGGTTTCGGTCATCGCTAGTGGCGCATCCAGCGCCTATGCGTGCTGGTATCGATAGATGAGACGACTAGTGCGGGCTGCCGCAGGGGCCGCTTTTGCGGCCCTTTTTTTATGCGGGGCGGCGCGCGCGGGACCATTGCCGCCTCCGGGGCCGCAGGCATCGGTATGCTCGGGCGGGCAGTCGCTAACGAACTATCCATCGGTTGGCGGGCCAATCTCCTGCGGCGGCACCGGCACCGATACGGTCGACGCCGGCAATACGACGCAGATCACGAGTTACGCAGGAGCGGCGTCAACTCATCTGGTGCCGATCACGCCTTCCGGGGACATCACCTATGCGGTCGGTGGGGCGTTCACGATCAACAGCGGTGCCGTCACCAATGCCAAGATCGCCAATTCATCCGTCACGCTAAACACGCACGTTCTGTCGCTTGGCGGCTCTCTGGTCCTCGGGTTCCCTGATTTCGCTGGCCAGATCGCCGGGACACAGATGCCGGCCCTATCGGGAGATGTGAGCTCCAGCGCTGGCTCGGCGAGCCTCACGGTAACGAAGATCCAAGGCCGCGCCTTTGCCGCGACGGCCCCGACGACCAATCAGGTGGCGAGCTTCAACGGGACACAATGGGGGCCTGGAGCCGCCACGGGGGCGAGTGCGGGAAGCTATACGTGCTCGTCTGTCGTTGTCGACTCCAGCGGCTACATTACGTCGATCGTGTCGGGGAGCTGCAGTGGTGGCGGATCCGTTAGCATCACGGCAGGCAATGCCGGCATCACGGCCTCGCCGAGCACCATAACGGGCACGGGCACGCTCTCGCTAAACATCAGCGGTGGCGGGGCGGTCAGCCATCAATGGCTCAACTCCCTCAGCGCGGCGGGCGGGGCGACGCTTAGTCAGCCTGCGTTTACGGATCTCAGTGGTGCGGCGTCGG